TACGGAAACATTTATATGAATGCAATTGGGTTTTCGTAATTTAAAAAAAATAAAACCTTACTATAATATAAAACATGTCTGGAGGTATTGCTCAACTCGTTGCCGTAGGTGCCCAAGATGCGCACCTCGTCGGTCAGCCCGAAGTTTCCTTTTTTAGATCTAACTATAAACGTCACACGAATTTCGCCCAAACTGTTGAAAGACAGGTTATCCAGGGCAACCCAGCTGCAAATGGTATGTCCACCGTTCGTTTTGAAAGAAAAGGGGATATGGTTGGGTACGTGTACATTGCCCCAAATGATGGTACCAAAGCAGTTACATTTTCACCAGCCGATTGGGTATCCGCCATTTCCAAAGTAGAATTGTTAATTGGTGGTCAAGTCATCGATGAACAAACGTCTACTTTTTCTCAGTACATTGCACCAACTGTATTAGCACAAAATCTCACGAAGTCTACTTCTGGGTTTGCTGAAGCGGCTGAAAGTAAGTTCTATCCACTCAGGTTTTCGTTCTGCGAAAACACACAATCGGCTTTGCCATTGATTGCACTCCAATACCACGACGTTGAATTGAGAATCACATGGGGAAGTAATCTCCAAAGTGCCAAATTTGAAGTCTACGCGCAGTTCGTTCATCTCGACACGGATGAGAGAACGGCCTTGTCTTCCATGCCACAAAATATGGTTATTACACAAACACAAAAAGCGATTGCATCTGGTTCCAAAGTTCAAGAATTAAACTTTAACCACCCAATCAAGTGTTTAGCCGCCGCCGATGGTAGTGCGCTTACTATTGCGAGTGACACAAACAAAATGAAACTTCAAATCAACGGTACGGATGTGACCGATTTCAAATACGTTGATCCACACTACACTGCGATAACTTCGTATTACCACACAGTTGGTTCCAAACCAATTACTAACATAACGACGTCGGTCGAAAACCCAGGTGTATCACTCCCAATTACATACAACAATACTGACATAGAGGAGATATATAACACTAATGTCGCGACGATTACTTCTACTACTGTAGCTACGGGTGAAAACGACAAGTTCTTCTTGTACCCATTCTGTCTCGATACATCCAAGCTTCAACCAACCGGTTCGCTCAACTTCAGTAGACTCGATTCCGCGAGACTTGTTAACGATACCGCGAACTCAGAAGACGATATCTACGCCGTCAACTACAATATCCTCCGCATCGAAAACGGTATGGGTGGTTTGATGTATTCCAACTAAACAATTTAATTTAGCCACTTATTATAAATGTTTTGGCAGTTAGTCTTTCTCTTAGCATTTATATTTGTTATAACATACGACCCGAAATCAGGTACTCTAGATCATTTGGTTGGTAAAAAACCAGAACAACCATTACAAAACGCGGAGTGTAAAGAGGGACATTACCAGGAAATCCAATTTGCGCAAATGGGGTACCCGTGTCCAACCGAAAAAAGAACGCACATGGGTGCGATTATATGAACTTAAAAACTTAACTCGTATTTTTATATATAAAATGTTTACATTCGATCGTGATACCGCGACCATAGTTGCCGTGCTCATGTGTATTGTTGCCACAGTATACATGTACAGAGAACTTAACAAAACGAAAACCGAAATGGAAGGTGTTAAAGGATTTTACGGAAATCTCATGGCACATTTATCCAGACCGGCACCAAAACCAATTGTTCGTGAAGAAGCACAAAATGAAGAGGTTTTAGAAACCCAAGTCAGTGAAGATGAAGAGGAATCTTCAGAATAATCATCTTATTCAATTATAACTTGCTAATGAGCAATGAAGAAATATAAAGCAATTGCAATACCCGTCACGTTTATAGGTGATAAACCACGATTTCTCACCGTCCGGGATCGAAGGTTCAAAGATTGGATTTTCGTCACCGGAGGGTGCAGGCGAAGAGAAATACCAAATCCACTCAGGTGTGCTTTGAGAGAACTCGAAGAAGAAACCAGGGGAGTTATTTCTTTAAAAAAAGGTGAATATACCGAATTCAAGTTTACAGTAAAGGAAAGCCCAGGGGTCGACCTTGAATATAATGTTTTTGTATTTTTCGTAAATTATACTATTCAGGAACAGGTCGAACTTATACGCAGATTCAATGAAGAAAAACAAAAGATGAATCTTCGTAAGATTCAAAAACAACCTATCAAGAGAACACACGATGAAAACGATTTCATGAATTTCGAAACACTTGCTGAGTTTAGTACGAAAAAACAATGGGATCGTATTGTTAAAAACGTACTCAATAACCCAGAATTTTACGCGTGTGTAACTTCTCTCGATAGAAAAACCTTCTCTATTAAATAATGAAGTCTAAGAACTATATTTTATCCCAAATACACGAACTTCTCATTGAAAGACATGCGTACACACGTGAACGTGCCGATAGATATATCGAGTTACATAAAGAAGATAAAGTTTATGAACTCCTCGTTTTAAAAAAAAGTTTATCGGAAGAAGAAAATTATCCGGAAGTTTCGTATAGACGTTCCATTTGGTATCATGAATACGAAGATGAATAAACAATATAAAAAAATAAATAGATTAGTAGGTAAGTATGTTTAAACTTTGGTGTAAAGACCAAGGTTTTGCAAATAACTCCGATCTATCACATGTGCTCATGGACGGTGGTGTTCTTTCCGTGCCATTTGATAGATTGAATGACTTTTATGAAAAGTGTGTAGAATCATATATTTCCGGTGAAAAGATTTACGTCGTCGAACAAAAAACGGAAAATTATAACTTTTTCATGGATCTCGATTATAAAGACGACGATGAATTAACATTTGATCAAATTAAGAGTATTTGTAAAGTTATATGTGATAAAGTATCTAAGTTTGGTGGTAAAGATGCTTTGATATCCGTCGCTGAACCTAAACCCATCGGAAACCTTATAAAAACGGGTATACATATAAACTGGCCAGGGTTTGTTGTAAACAGGTCATCGGCACTGGCTCTAAGAGATCACGTTATAAATACGTTAAACTTGGCGTATGGTTCACGTGATTGGAAAGACATTGTTAAACGAATGAAAGAAGGTGACGAGATGTACGAAGAAAAGGTAAATACGGTAATGAAAGAAGATCAGGGGGAAAAGTTGGAGCAGAAAAGCGATATCGCAGATGCTATGGAAGAAGAAGGTGACGAATGGACAGATATCGTTGATATTTCAGTGTACGGTAACAATTCACGTAATACAAAGGGAAGTGGGTTTCGTATGCCGTGGTCTCACAAACGTGCAAAACACGAAGCTTGTTCAGGTAAAGGGTGTGAGTTGTGTAATAACACAGGTAAAGAAACACAAAGTGAATATTTACCAATATTTATATATAAACATGGTCCTTTAGCCATGTTACAAAAAACAGAACAGACACCGACGGTCGAAATGTTACACATGGCGACTTTACGAACCCAAGGTACGGATCCTGTATTAATCGAAGGGGCTCGTGAAGAAAATACATTTACAAATGCACAGACCAAGGACGAGTTCAAAAATCAAGAAGCGGTATTACTCGTAGAGGCATTTATACGTAAACACTTTGAAGGTCAAAGTTCTGCAAATATTACAAAAATGTACAAACATAAAAATCAATTTTTAGTTTCAACAACGTCTAAATATTGTGAAAATTTAAGACGTGAACATAGTTCAAACCATGTTTGGTTTCATATAACGAGTGACACCATAGCACAAAAATGTTTTTGTAACTGTGAAACCATGAAAGGACGATTTTATGGATTTTGCAAAGATTTTTCAGGAAGGAAACACCAGTTACCCAAAAAGATAACCGATATACTTTATGAAGATGGTAAAGTTGAAACGTACGTTCCGAAAAAACCAGTAGTTGCAAACCCAGATAACGAACTTTTAGAAAAGTTTATAAAGAAACACATCATTAAAAAAGAAACTTTTTCAATAGAAACACTCAAACGTGAAGGTTTTAAAAAATATACAGTGACTACGAAAGAAACTTGTGATACATGTAAAGAAACGATTTTTTTCAGTATACTTAAAA